ACTTCAAGATAAGCATAACAGCAGACACTACTATTGCCTTTAACAATGTTGATGCAGGTAGATTCGGTAACCTTATCTTTGTGCAAGATGGCACAGGGGGTCACAGCTTTACACTCCCAGGTATTTGTAAAACTCCAGTCAACGGTGCAAGTATTGTACAGGCTACTAATGCCAACGAAGTAAGTGTGTTATCATATTATGTTTTAGATAGTTCAAACATATTAGTTAACTACATTGGAGATTTTGCATAATGTCAGGCATAGGCTTTATGGCAATAAAGGAGTTTACGACTACCTTTCAGACTACCACTACGTTTGATACTAGTAATACTACTACCACTACGTATGACACAACTAATCAGACTACAACTACATTTCAAACAAGTCATGATACCACAACTACCTATCAGACATCTAAGCAAACTACAACCACATATCAAACTTCAAAAAGCACAACTACTACCTATCAAACCTCTCGTACAACTACTTTTGGTACAAGTAGAACCACTTATTTATATAATAACGTTTACTACGGCAATTATCCACAGTTAAGAGTTCTTCAATATAGAAATCAGAACAGTTTTAGGGTTGCACAGGTACAAGCAGGTTGGCAGATTAGTGCGGTAGCTTGGCAGAATGCAAACGCTAACGGCGGCTACAGCAATGGATGGTTTGTAACTGCTGGCTCGCACTATGTAACCTACGGTTGGGGTTATGTATTTAGGCTTCAGGCTTATAGATCAACTAGTGGTAACACGTCTAGGACTACTACTTATAACACAAGTAGATCTACTACTACAACTTACAACACTAGTAAACAAACTACTACAACTTACAACACTAGTAAATCAACAACTACAACTTACGATACAACTCAGCAAACTACTACCACTTTCCAAACAACTAAAGATACAACTACAACTTATCAGACTACTAGACAAACAGCTACCACGAGGACTACAAACTTCTACTCATAATGTTATATCAAATACAAAAAACACAAGAAGCTTTCGAAGAAGCCACCCCTAAAGAATCAATACTAAGTCTCACAGAAGTAGAGCAAGTTTTTGAAGATATGATGTTGGCTAAAATGCCTGAAGTAGAAATCAGCCATGATTGTATAGCTAACGAAAATCCAGACTATAAAACACTTAACTTTACTACGTATGCTGGTTGTTTTATAATGCATCCGCTCAACCATCATCTAGCACAACAGCAAGTGGTGGATGCACTAGGAGAACCAAATCAAAAAGTTGCTGATAGGTTTAAAGATTACTTTATTGATAAGATAACTAACACCAACGCAAATAAATATATACAGGTAAAAGATAAACCAACTGAGTATGTAGACGAACTTATAGTTTTACCAGGATCTGATAAATTAAAAAAGTACGTTTGTTTCCTTAAACTAAAAGCCTTGAGAGAGCGAGTAACATCTCTAGGCATAAAGCCACACCCTTTAACAAATGAAGGTGATTATAAAGAACAGTGTATGTTCTTTCCAGATCACGTAAACTACAAAGGTAGCACAGACCTATATGATGTATTAAAGAAGGCAGATACAATACACACTACCCACCTAAGTGAGAGTGCTTTGTATGCAGCAGTATTACACAAAAATGTAGGCAATATAGATAGCTACTGGAAAAGACCTGAGTGTTCTTTCTGGCATTTAAATAGTTTAATATTTGGTAGGCCAAGAGAAACAGCAGACGTAAACATACTAAGAGCAATATCTAATTATAAATCAGGAGTAATACAACCACTAGTAGACAATAATTGGGTTGACAAACTAGAGAAATATATAGACTATATTAAAGAAGTAAAAGAACTTTATGTAGGTCGTTATGTCTAAAAAAATTATTGTTTATGAAGCTTCCGTTCCAGTTAACGATGGTAGAGATTTTATGCACTTTAAATTAGAACCTCTACTAATTAATTTACGAAAAATGTGGGATAAGGGTAATGTTCCTAAAAAGAATGTAGATGACATATTTCAATGTCCTGCTTTTAAAAGAAGTTTAGTAAATACATTTGTTTATAAAAGTCCGTATGATGTAACTATAACTTACGATGAAAATAAAAGATACGAACTAACTTTACCTGATAGGTCATTACATGACGATCATGCAGCCAGCCCTATAGATGAAAAAACAGGAATAGAAGATAATCATACACTACAACTATTTACAGGTAAGTCAAACAAATTTCTTTTCGCAAACAGTAGTTGTGAGATTACTATAGAATCTCCTCACTTCCACAATAAAGATTATTGTTTTCTTTCTGGTAGCTTTAACATAGGTAGATGGTTTAGACCAGTACATCCAGCAATACTTAACTTCGATCAGAAAGATATATCAATAAAACGAGGTGATCCTTTACTTTATATAAAGTTTCCCAGAGATGTAAAGATTGAAATAAGAAGAACATACTTAGGTCCAATAAGTTTTAATTTAGCAATGGGTTGCGGTGGATATAAGATGTATGAGAAAAAAGCACCCTTTGAAAAGCTATATAAATACTTTGATCAAATGGCTAATAAAAAAGGTTTACTCAAAGAGTTAGAACAAAATAGGATAGACTAATATGTTTGGTTTTAGTGCGTTAGGTGAAACACCTTTTGGTGAAGCCAGTACAGGGGATGCCTCAGTTTCCCTACCTAGCGTAGTAGGCACTAGCGCACTAGGCACACTTATTATCTTAGCAGGTGTGTATCAACCTATAACAGGTGTGCAAGGTACTTCTGCTGTAGGTACACTTGGAGCGCAGCAAACAGCTTCTCCTGTACTAGACAGTGTACTAGGTGACATAGTTGCAGGTACAGTAGTAGCAGATGGTAATGCTTTAGCAAACACACTAGCTTCTGTTGTCGGTACAACTGCAGTAGGCACTGTAACTGCTGACCCAGATGAAAATATAGGAAGTGTTCTTGCTACAAGTGCTTTAGGTTCGCTTACACTAACAGCAGACTCAACTATAGTACCACCAAATGCTTTAGGTACAGGTGCTGTATCTGTAGCTGCCATACCTGCAACATCACAGGTAAACCAAGGTGTTACTGGAGTTCAAACTACAAGTGCTTTAGGAACAATAACAGCTTCAGGTGTGCAGTTTGTCTTTGACATTACAGACAGAAGTTTTGTTAGAGGTAGAACAATCTCAATTCCAAGAGATCAAGGAAGCACAAGAGTTTTTATAACAGGATAGAGAAATGGCAGCTAGAAGATTTTCGCCTAAAGATAAAGATGAGGTACTAGACTATAGTGTAGATTGGTCTAGGCTATTAGGCACAGACACTATATCAACCTTCCAATGGCAAGTTTTTGCTGAAGATGATAACTCTAATTTAGATATGACAGCAGGAAACACTACTTTAGGGTTACAACTAGAGCAAGCATCTAATACAAATACTATTGTAACTGCACGTTTTGGCCTTGGTACGAATAACGTGACATACAAACTAATTTGTAGTATAACTACTGCAGCAGGCTTACGCTTTGCAAGAAGCATACTACTACCTATAAAGGAAAAATAAATGGCTTACGATTTTATAGGTCTTGTTAACGATGTAAACAGACGCTTAAATGAAGTTGAAGTATCTAGCACAGACTTCCCAGACGCTGTAGGATTTTATAGTTTTGCAAAAGATGCAGTTAACCATTCTATCAGACACATAAATCAAGAAGAGTTTAACTGGCCTTGGAACTTTGTAGAAGAAGACACTATACTAAATGCAGGTCAAATGCGATATGACTTTCCTTTTGATGCAAAGACTGTAGACTTTAATACTTTTAGAATACGTAGATCGTCAAGTCTAGGTGTGGATACTCAGAAGCTAAAGATTATGAGCTACGAAGAGTATCTAGAAAGACACATAGACGATGAATATAATTCCAATGCCACTAATATTAGAGGCGTACCAAAAACAATAATTAGATCTCCTAATAGAGAATTTATTGTACACCCTAGTCCTGACAAAGCTTACAGACTAATATTTGAATATTATGCCACAGGCTATGAATTACAACTATTTACAGACGCACCAACCTTACCCGAACAGTATAGATATGTAATAATTGATGGAGCTATGTACTATGTCTATCACTTTAGAGGTGACATGGGAGCAGCCAACAATGCACTACAAAGATTCGAGCAGGGCATAAAACACCTAAGAACTCTACATATAAATAGACCTGACTACTTGAGAGATACTAGAGTACATTTCTAATGGGTACACAAACTACAACCTTTCCTGTTGAATTTAAGGGCGGCTTAATTTCAAACATGTCACCCTTGCAACAAGGTGCTAACGCTATTGGCTCTGCTAATATCTTGCAGAACTTTGAACCCGATAAAGAGGGTGGTTACACAAAGATGAAGGGTTTTAGTAAGTTTACTAATTCTCAACTTGCTGGAACAGGAAACGTACTAGGTCTAAAAGTTATAAGCACTGGTAGAGTCATAGCTGCTAGAAAAAACGGAAGTGGGTATACACAATATTATTACAGCACAGGTACTACTTGGACTAGTGTAGCAACTAGCGCAAATACAAATGGTGGTAAAGTAAACCACGCTGATTTTAATTTTACAGGCACAGATAAGATTGTATTTGTTGATGGCACTAACTATCCAGGAATTTATACTGTAAATGGCAACACTATGTCATTTCTTACAGGCTCTAGTGCCAACATAAGTACAGACGCAGAAGGTGTTGAAAAGGTTGCAATATTTAAAAACCACGCTTTTTATTCTAAAGGAAACAATCTTTTATTTACAGCGCCCTTCACTGTAGATAACTTTTCAGCAGCAGATGGCGCTGGAACATTAAACGTAGGTAATGACGTAACTGGCATGATTGTGTTTCGTGAACAGTTAATTATATTTACAACTAATACTATAAAAAGATTAGTAGGAAACACAGAGGCTGACTTTAGACTAGAGCCAATCACCGAAAAGATTGGTTGTATAAATGGAGATACTATACAAGAATACGGTGGTGACGTTATCTACCTAGCACCAGATGGTGTCAGACTTTTAAGTGCAACAGATCGTATTGGTGACTTTGGTTTAGACGTAGCTTCTGATACTATATATACAGACGCTTCTGCATTCATTGACTCCACATCATCATTCTCTTCTGTGGTGGTCAGGAACAAGTCTCAGTATAGAATATTTGCCTACATACCTGCACAGGCTAGTCTTGCTGCTCAAGGTTTGGTGGCAACCAAGTTTGCAGCACAAGGTGCAAGTGGTATTAGTTGGGGATCAACGGTTGGGTTCAAGGCATTTGTAGCTGACAGTGAGTTTAAAGATGGTGAAGAAACCATCTGTTTTGCAAACAACGATGGCTATGTTTACAGAATGGAAAACTCAAATGCTTTTGATGGTGAGCCTATAGAGGCTATATATCAGTCTCCTTTTATGCCAATTTCAGATCCACAAAGTAGGAAGACGCTGTATAGAATGGTTCTTTACGTAGAGCCTACAGGCGAGATGGATATGAATGTCAATCTAGAATACGACTTTGATTCTAGCAATGACAAGGGTATAATACAGCCACCTACACTAAATGTTTCAACTGGTAGTGGAGCAGGTGCATTCTTCTTGTTTGGAGCAGCTAATGCAATATATGGCACAGCTAAGTTTGGTGGCGCTCTACCAAAGGTTTACCCGAAACTACTAATAGGATCTTGTAAAACATTTTCCATGCGTGTCACTGACACATCAACACGTCCACCTTTTACTTTGGACACAGCAATATTTGAATATAGACAAAACGATAGGCAATAGTTATGGCAACAGGTTATACACGTCAACGAGCAGCTAACATTGTTACAGGTGGTGTTATTACTGCAGACGATTTCAACGCTGAGTACAATCAGATTGAGTCTGCTTTTAATGCTACTAGTGGACACAGTCACGATGGTACTGCAGGTGGAGGCGCACCCATTGAGAAGATAGGACCAAGTGCAGATTATGAGTTTGACTCAAATGCTTTCTTCCCCAAAACAGGATCAACAAGTTTAGATATTGGTAAGACAGGTCAGAAGTTTGACAATGCATTTTTTGGCGGTACGGTAAATTGCAATGCTCTTAACGTTACTACAGATGCTGTAATAGACGATGAACTTACAGTTGCTGGTACTGTTGTAATGAATGGTTCTGTTACTTTAGGCAATGCTGCAGCAGACACCATTATTGTAAACGGTTTAATTAACAGTGACTTAAAACCTCAAGCTAATACTAGAAACTTAGGATCTTCTGCAATAGGCTGGAATAACCTTTTTATAGAAGGCACTGCAGACATTGAAACTGTAGACATCGAAGCTGGTGCTATTGATGGCACAACTATTGGTGCAAGTACGGCATCTACAGGTGCGTTTACGACACTTGCTGCAAACGATGCTACAACTCTAGGTTCTACACTAGCTGTAACAGGTGCTTCTACTTTAGGATCTACATTAGCTGTAACAGGTGCTACAGGTATTGACGGTGACTTTGACATCAACACAAACAAATTTACTGTAGCTTCTGCGTCAGGTAATACAGCGATTGCAGGTACACTGGCTGTAACTGGTGCAACTACAATGACAGGTGCGGTTACTGCTAGTGGCGGTGTTACAGGAGATCTTACTGGTAATGTAACAGGTAACGTCACAGGCAACGTAACAGGAAATGTGACAGGTGATGTTACAGGAGATTTGACAGGTGATGTTACTTCTACTGGTACTAGCGCACTAGGTACAGTAAACGTATCGACTGCACTAAACTCAAACGGTAACACTGTACTTGGCGATGCTCTCTCAGATACAATTACAGTTAACGGCACTGTAAACTCCCACTTTAGACCTAACGCAGATAGTACGTATACGCTAGGTGACTCAACTAGATACTGGTCACACGGATTTATAGATGCCATTACTACTACAGGTAATGTGGTTGTTGGTGGGACTCTTGGAGTTACAGGTGCTATAACAGGTGACCTAAACGGTAACGCATCTACAGCGACAGCATTAGCTACTGCACGTAACATTGCAGGTCAGGCTTTTGATGGTAGTGCTGACATTAATATTGCACCCACAGATCTTACAGGTGTTACAGCATCTGCTGCTGAACTAAATATACTTGATGGTGCTACAGTAACAACAGCAGAGCTAAATATCTTAGACGGTGTTACAGCGACAGCTACAGAGTTAAATAAATTAGATGGCGTAACTGCTTCAACAACAGAACTAAACTTGTTAGACTCTGTTACTGCAGGTTCTATTACTTCAAACAAAGCGGTAGCTTACAATGGTAGTGGAGAAATAGCAGCCAACGCAGTAGACTTACAAGACGGTTGGAAGATAGAAGCTACATCATCTTATTTGAAAATTTCAAAAAGTGGCACTGTTGTTATGAGGTTGGCAACAAATGGTGCTGTAGAATTTAGAAACAACGTAACAGCTTACGATACATCAATTTCATAATAGGTAAGTTATGGCTCTTCAAAACAGTGGACAGATATCACTGAACGATATCCATGTTGAGGCAGGTGGTTCTTCAGGATCACAAGCTTCTATAAATGACTCAGACATTAGAGATCTAATATCCAAGAGCGATGGCGCACAAAACGCATTCAGCGAATATTACGGTGCTAGTGCAGGATTTGAGATGAGTGGTGGTCAGAGTTTGTCAGGTGGCACAACAGTGTCCGATTACATAAACTCTGGTGGTACATTTACCATACCATCTACCTCTAATGTTTTTGCTACTAGCACAGGTCATGCAGCGTTAATCATAGACATACCTTGTACTGTTCAGCTTTCTGGTAAAGTTATGGCTAAAGGCGGTGCTGGTGGTATTGGTTATCAAAATGGTCAAGCAGGTGGTAATGCAATTAGCATCACATCATCAGGCGTTTCTA